TAGCATTTATGTACAAAATGTAAACGTTAACTTAGGGTAAGAGTGAGCCGACGCCCTAAGTTATTCCTGTTCTTCTACAATAGGAGAGGGAGAATTATTACGGTTAATATAATTGGAACCGTAACTCGGCTCAGCGTGCGTAGCAGCGCCGGCCGCAGGAGTACTAGAAGAGTAACTCCCTGTTGGGGTAATTTGAACCGGAGGATTTGGTTTTTCACGGGGGTTTCTCCCGCCCAATTCCGATTCTTTCTTTTGCCAATCGTCAAAGAAACCTCCAAAGGACGAAGAAGTCGTTCCTTGGAGAGGGGCTTCCCAATCGTGATCCGAGTTTGAAGAATTTTCTCCGAAATGGTTTTCAGCCATAGTCGGTGTAGGCACAGCTCTAGTATTAAGCCCAGATGTTGGTAGGGCCTTATGACTAACGCTAGCACCCAAAGATGCTGCAGCTTGATTTGCAACATTTGCACCAGGTTGAGAAGAGAAGTTTTTCATTCCCATCGCAGCTTGACGCATTTGAAAATTCTGCAAATTCAAATCCCACTGGGCTTTGAATTTTTGTTTAATATAGTCATCCTGAAGGGACAACTTATTTTGAAACTGGTTCTTGGCTTCCATCCAAGACATGGCACCTTGAGCTAGACCAGCTATTCCACCAGCAACAGCCATACCAGCAATCATCGCATTAGCTTTAACTGAAGTTTCCTTCGTTGCTAAAGACAATGCAAAGAGCTGGTCAACTGCCTGCCGATCAAGTAACTGGATAGCCCGAGCGATGTCATACTTGCTGGTACCTCGAGTTAAATCTAAAGGTGTCAAAAATCGGGTGGCGTCAGATTCGGGTTGTCCCATACTGGGACGGGTATTGGCCAAAGCCAGATATTGCAAGTCCACGTTAAAACGATAGTGGGATGAACCATTATTAGGAACGGGTGTCCTAATAACTATCTGATCTTTCAAATTAAACAAATAGCCTATCAAAGTATTATTACGGCGGTCTAAAAGATCCGCAGTAATAGACTCTTCAGGGCCAACTAACGAATTTCGCAAAGAGAGAAACCATCTAGTGAAACTTGCATCTGGATATAGAACAGGAGACGTAGGAATCGTGGCAAGAAATTGAACTTGACCATCAGTAGCAACGGTCACATTATAATATCCAGAAGGGAGATTATTAGTAGTAGTAGCCGAATCGGAACCAACAGGCCAAACAATTGTATGTAGACCATTCACACCCTGAACGGGTACTATCTCGTTGATTTCCGCAGTCCAATCGACATCTCGTACTTCACCGAAGCAAAATATGAGACGCCCTTTCTTATAGTTAGCGATGATAACCTCAGTCAGTTCAACGCGGTTTGTTGAATTCGAACCACCATCTGTGACAAGTAGATTGGTGATTGGAATTGCTTCCGCAGATGCAATGACACCGACAAACGGATTTTGAGGGTTAGGTTTAACAATATCACCGCTACCTATATCAGAGCGATATGGATAGTCGAGTTGTTGCGAAATGGGACGAGCATTAGCACCCCATTCAAAGTCCAAAGGATCCATGTCTTGAAGACATACCATAAATCGTTTGTTGTCGTTTGAAAAGAATGAAGGTTTCTGATTAATTAAAGTGGGACCTGTCTTATGTTCACCTTCAAACACACCACGTCTAGGACTTAAATCATAAAGATTCTGTACAGAAGTGGTACGTTCTTTAGTGCCATCTAAGAAGAGAGACCTATTAGCTATAGTAGGTAAAATGTCCTTAACATAAATTAAACTAGGTGTGTCTTCGAAAGACCTTAAAGTTACAGCGGAATCTATGGGTTCCCAGCACTTAAAACCATAAGCTGGGTCTTCTAATGGAGAAATAGCTGCAGACCTAAAGTTAATTACTACACTATTGTCGGAGTCTTCTCCAAACTGGTTAATTAATGGGGTATATACAATGCCAATTATTCCTGGCCTATCTGTAACGTCAGCCGGTTCGCCATTTACGGGGTCTTCAGAAGTGTCTCGAAAGAAATTCATCTTACGAGCATCGCCAATGTCGATCGAATACTCTCCTGAGCCATCTACATTAAGAATGACCCAGTTAATTTTCTGGAGAGCTTGTGGACTGTATGTAGTAACAGTACTGGCAGGCATATTTCTAACTACTCCTACTAGCAAGTTTCCTCGCATCATAGGAACAGCAGAAACAGACATGGTGACACGAATTCTGCCATTGTACCGTTTGTGCAAACGAGCCCAATTTTGTCCATAAGTGGAAAGTAAATTTAGACCGTATGGTATCCTAAATACGATTGAGCCCAAGGCTTGAGAACCCTGGATGGTAGTTGTCCCGGAGTGGAATTGCCTATATACCAAGTTGAGAATATCATCTTGGTACATATTCATCTCCGACATATCAGGAGGACCACCAACCATAGCCATCAAGGGAGCTTGAGCCGGGATATCGCGAGAAGCGCGAACTTGGGGATCATTTGGGCGAGTCAAACCTCCAGCTACAGTTGAAGATGCAGGAGCGTCTCCATGCATAGGAACACCGTTTCCGACATTCCCATGCTCACCAGCAGTAAAGGGCATGATTGGATTCCCTCCTTTTGGACCGGCTTGCGTGGTCATCGACATGTTTGCTTTGCATTCTACAATTCCGTCTTTGGGGTAATGTCTACTGCCGTGCAATCTGTTGTAACACTGGGTTACAAGAGTTTGCACGTCAAAGTCATATTCAATTTTGGTCATGCAGAATACATTGTATTCATAGTCGGCATCGGGATGTACTTCCCGATCTTCGCCACGTAAGTCAGCCCAAACATCATCAGGGAGACCTAAACTTAAGGGATTAACTACAGGATTACGAATAGGGAATTCTATAAGATCTTCTGGGGGTTCTTCAGGAGCGGGTATATCTGCAAGGGGATCTACATCTTGGAAATCTTCTAGGTCAATACGCTCTACCCGAGCAGGGGGACCTAGATCAGCAGGATACAAAGGGCGAACTTCGTATCTCTGTTCTGGGGACATAACGCGTAAGTCATCGGCGTAATGATCTTCACGATAACGACGTTCCCATTCCTCTTCTTCGGCTTCGAGTTCGAGAAAGTCTTCATGCATACGCATGGGACCCATGGATCGATCTTCTGATCCTTCTACAGACTCATCTGCAGAATCTTCGGACTCGTCCATTCGATCATGGCGATGCTGAACTTCTGGTTGAGGAGAACCTCTCGCAGAGTCATCATCTCCAACATTCCAGTCGTTAGGTGCATTCTCATAGTCGGCGAGAATGTCTTCGCCGTTTTGGTCAACCGCCTCAACATCCTCTTGCCAAAGAGAGGAGCCGGCAATACCCCAATTTCTAACAGTGCGGTTGAACTCAGCAGTAGACATCTCTTGACCGTCGCGTTCGATTGGGTGGACGTAAGATAGACCACCATCCATAGGGAACAAGCCGTGGAAGTCCACGAATGTAGTGGGATGGTCAGAATCGAGGTGGGGAAAGAAAGGGTCGAGGACCGCATCTGATTGATCAAGGAGTGGCCGTTGATCCCCAGGATTAGGTTGAGGGAGGAAATCAACCTGAAGGGGTCCACGGTCACTCCAGTTGTCGGGATGAGCGGCATCGTATGTACGGGGGTTATCGTAGCAAGCTGGTTGCTTCATTTTCTGATGGGGGAGGTTCAGGTATATCGAGACCTTGGATAGGGGGTAAAGCTGGATCAAGTTTTACAGGGACTCTAAAGCTAATAGTACCTGACCACTCAGTGGCGTTAAAGTTACCTACAAATAAATATACAGGAAGATGAAAACCGCCGTTTGGTATAGCGGAATCGGCACCGTAAAAATTTCTTAAAGCAAATCTTATTTCTCTAGCAGTAGATGATAATGCGTTAGTTAGTCTAAAAGCTATGGCCTCAGAATTAAAGCCAGTGGCGTTGTTGTCGAAGTGAATGTGGCAATCACAAACAACTTGAGGACCGTTTATCAACTGGACGTTTTGTTGAAGCCTAACAGCACCGACTTTAATAGGTCTAGAATGGAATTTCTTATAATTAAGATTATAAACTATATTATTTTGATCTATGTATAGTGGAGGAAGAAATTCTGGAACTTCCAAATTAGCGGAGTTCTGAATAGTTTTCTCAAAAGTAACAGTAGCAAAATATGGTGAATTAAAACTAGTAGGTGTAAGCGGCAACAACAAATCGTGTCCAGGAAACGGATTTGGTGGTGGCGGTGGTGTAGTCATTGAAGAAGCAAGGCTTTACCTCAATAAACAAAAGTAAACAAGTAATGTTAAATTGCTTGGGAATGACAACTTTAAGTCTGTTCCTAGCAGTGTGTGTGTAATAAACAGTTTAAGAAAAGTTTTGATCACATACGACATTAAATGTCATTGTCGTGACCAGGGGCGAGACATCTGGAAATTCAGCGACTCCGCGGATATATTGTTCCCAAAGTCTTCGGAGTACGTGGTATGGTCTTAAATCTAAGTTCATTAAAACTATGGATCCTAACTTACCAAACATATCATCTAGCTTTGTACATTGAACTTTTACATCATGTATAATGCTATCATAATACTCTTTGTCCCAAAGACCAGCTTCCAAGATAACTCCTCTAAATAGATCAGTTAATTGCTCGGGGGTTGTGTCCGAGGTGAAATGAAGTTGTCTATTTATAGAAGATTTCTTAAGAGCGGGGAACACTAAACCGGTTTTCTTGTCACGGTTCATTAGACGAGAACAAAACGTTTCCTCTTCAGCTAAACCTTTATTTGAAGGGGTCAACTTGAATCCGATTTCTTTGAAATACTCACAGAGATCATCAAATGACATATTGAACAAATGATTGAATTTTGCCCAATTGTCATCTCCTACGGTAACAAGACGATACCAATTAATAAGTTGGTCATTCGAAATATCATCAATATCGTTACCCTGATCTGACAAGCGTCTAAACATCGCATAAACGAATGCAAAATGGTTTGCATAATCGTTCATGGGAAGTGTATCCGCCTGTCCAGATAGGTTACCTCTATTGGCAATAAAAATCGAACCTTCCATCAATTGGATAGATCGAATCATACCTAGGGTTTCACAGAAGAATCTGTTATAATTTTCCTCTGTCTGATCTTTCTTGGGTAATAAAAGAAATCGGGTTCCAGTATATTCCATAGCAATCCGAATGAGGATGGATTTATCGAATCTACTATAATCTCCAAATACCTCAGTACCATCAATTTCATCGAGGTAATTTCTCATTTCAGTAGCTTCAACGTAGATGTTAGCACCTCCACGAGCTACACATTTAGAACGATTGAGAAACTGCTTCCACATAAGATGGCGAGTCAATCTAGCACGAAGAATGATGCGGTCTGTATCAACAGCTTGGAACAAACGTGTGCCTCCTTTGCGAACTTTTTCGATGGGAAGAATTTCTTGTTTTAAACAAGCTTTCGCAGCGGAAGCACAGATGTGTCCCTTACCCATCGCATCCCAATACATGTCGAGGGTCCGTTGAAGATATGCTCCGGATGGTTTATCTAGATCGGGTACATAAAATGGTTGTTGATCTTCCTTCGCAATGTTCTTGAAAGCATCACCTTTAGTTTTATCACCAAAAATTTTGGTGAAGACAGCACCAGGTGATGTTTTCATGTCAAGGCCTCCTGCATAAGGAAATACAGGATCCTTGGGGTTGCGAACTCCATTTATAACTTGTCCAGTAGTAAGAATTTTACATTCTCCATACTTTTCTTTCATGTACCAGAGCATATAATCAACTGTACGTTTCCAACACTTTTCATCAATTGGTCGTTCAGAGGTAACGGTTTCTTCACCAAATTTCTTCAGCTGAGTAAATCCTATAGAATGACGTTGTTTAATAGGATTCCAATAGAGTTCAGACTTATCAATAACTGCTTCCGGAACTTGTGGAGCAAAATCCGAATCGCGTTTATTAATGAGTCCTTCATCCCCCAACATGATCTTGTGGGGCTTATTTCGCGAAGAATCACGGAGAGAAGGTTTTCCCCCCCATGATTCTATATTATCAGCTAAGAAACCATCTACTTTACAATCATCCAACATGGACTTGATTTCTGGTGTAATTAACATAGGTTCTCCAAAAGATGTTATTTGTTCGAGCCCAGGATAACTATTAGCAGAAGCCACGTTCATGTCTTCTTGAGTGTACCAAGAAAAGAGTAAACGACACTCTCGTCGAAGATAACCATTATGAAAACCGCCTATCTTTATTTCATTACCACATAAAAACAGGCATGGTAATCCACAATCTCCTTCGCGTATAAATTGGGAGTTGAATGTATAGCCAAAAGGAACTAGTTCTAAATCATTTTCACAAAATTTCCAATTAGATTCTAAGGGATCAGCGTAAGTTTGGGGAACTATTTTATAAGTTTTGATAGAGCCTTGGGTGACTTTGACATCTCCTTTGTACCATTGGACAAAGCCTCCAATAGTAGCATGTTCTAATTCAGAAAGAGGTGCAAATTTCTTAGAAATATCGGGGAAATTTTCTATTTTCTTATCTACCAATTCTAAGAAAACCATGTCACGCTTTCTATTTATAGATTTGACTGTGGCAAAACATGTAAAGGGATTGCCTTTGTAATCGAAACGAACTTCTACTAGTTCCTTTTCGGCGTCTTCTCGAATAAGATGGGCGACGGAAATAATGGTTTTACCTTTAATGGCAAATCCATGGGCTCTCCCAAGAGATGTGTGTACTTGGACAAGATTCTTTTCCAATTTCTTGGCAAAGTCCATGAATAAATCATTATCGGGTGCAATAGCCTTAAGAGTACGAATAGCATTACTTTCTACTTCAGCTAAAATTTGACGTTTCTTTTTACAAGTCCTACAAAGAAGTGGATGACCTATACCTACTCTAGTGTGTGAATGACTAAAGGTAGAACCACATTGGCACTTATGCATATGATGAAATTTCATGGGGGAGTTAGGAAAACCGGAATGATTTTCATCGAGTTCTCCTAACGCCACCTTCGTCTTCATATACGTACCTTGATCATCAGATTTGTGAGCACCATTCTTTGTGGCTGGTTTACTCATAGCATGAACAGGTGTAATATGTCTCCAGTTATTGTCGGAGTCAGCGGCAGTATGAGTACCTTCTGCAGCTTCCCATTGATTATGGAACATGCCGCTAGCAAGCTGTTGAGTATGCGCAGCCTGACGATAAACAGGCTTCTGGCGATCTTCCCGTTTTCGGACAAAGCGATCGTTAAATTCTTCATTGCTATTGGGTGCAGCCCATCCAGACAATTGTTGTGATTGACGTTGATAAGGTATAGAACCGTCAACACGAGCTAGATTATCAGCGTAATACTGATATTCATCATCTGAAAGTGTTCTTTTGGTGCGATTAGATTTTGGATGTCGAGCACCATTTGATTCAATCTCAGTTTCGACGTTAGCAAAATACGTTCTATAAAGAGCATATCCTGCTATCATCAAAGTACCAATAGCAACTAAGGATAAAACAATAGGCCAAAGTGGAGAACTAGATAATTCGCTAGTAGTTTCTGCAACAGACTCTTGACGAGTGATGTCGTAGTAACGACCAGCCATTAAATTAGCCCACTGTGGTTTTAATTGTCCAAAAGCATCGAAACAGTGATTTCTAACGGCTTCTACCATAATCAGAGGTATGGTACCAGAGTAATTTCGGGCCAATATATCTACAAGTTCTTGTTCGGTAATGGTAATAGCTGTACGTCCATACCAAACTTCATATTTATTAGAATGAATATTGTGTCGTACGTTAACTTCTACGTCTGTAGTTTCGGGTATATAAATTAAACCATTAACTAAATAGGCGCGATAATCACCCGCTGTTATAGAAATATTAACAGAAGTTCTTAATCTAATCAACCTGGCTAATAAAGATGTTAAAATGTAGTCAGCATCGTCTTCTGCGGCATCCATTTTCATAAGAAATGATTCTGGATCTACTGCACCTGTTAATTCAGATACGTCTCCAACAATATTGAATCTAACAGTGTTATGGGTGCCAGCGAAAGCTTTTATAATTTCGGCACGATTCTTTATGCAATTTAATAATTCCAATTTATTAGCAGCTCCTATCTTAATAGTATACGGAGCTACGGGGGGTTCTCCGTGGATAACTACATCTTCTGATTGACGGGATATAAATTCACGAGTTTTCTGAAAAATTAATTCGTCTACAATAGATCTAGAAGAAGTCTTACCATCTAATAAAATTTGAGCAGGATTTAAGGTAATGCAAGAAGAAAATCTACCATCAACTACTTCCCAAGCATTCTTTTCAGTTGGAATATAATGAACACCAGGAAGACCTAACCTACGAATGGATCCAGGGTATATAGGCCCCAATTGATAATAATTGGACTTTTGAGTAAGCATAGGTCCAAGGGGAGTATCAGAGAGAGCCATATTACCTACAAATCTCGTGGTAAGAAAACTATTAATAAGAGTTGAAGTTTTAGGACGTATTAAATCGTGTTGTATATTTGTTCCTATAAAGAATACAGATTTTGCATGAGTAGCGTTAATCCACTCAACATATTTTGGATCCGATTCATCAAAAATGATATCGTCTAAAATATAGATTCTTGGTTTCGTTACTTCTTCTTTTTGAGGAAGTTCCATATAAGATGAAACTCGTGAAACAGGATACGAATATAAATTAGAAAGGCGAGCTGCTAAATTTTCAATCCAATGAGTTTTGCCCGATCCAGGAGATCCCTGGAATCTGAAAATAGAGAAATCTCGTCCAGCGTTAGCCTGGACGGGCACAGGTTTGCGTGCTATACGGTAAAGTTCATCGCGACGTTCAAGAAAATCAAGACGATCAATTTCGGGCATATTAATCCCAAATTCTTCAAGTAATCGCTCAATAAAAGCAATTTCTCGAGTACATAAATTTTGAACAAGATACTCAATTAATTCATCAATATCCCAAACTTCTGGGGTACCAAATTGATTAGTATTCAAATGAGGTTTATGAGTTAAAGTCAAATGAGAAAAATCAGGTTTACGGTGAGTAAATTCAGTAAACCTTGGGTCGGAACAAGCCTGTACAACAGGATCTTGTACATCTATCCAAATAATACGGGACCATATAGCTGCTGCTGATGCATCAGCTTTATTACCTAAGGCTATAGCCTTGTCCTGAACGTTAGAGGTCATCAAGACAAGACGGGATTCAAAATTTTGTTTCTTTTCGGATAGAGAAGCACCTTGCATAGTGTAAGGAACAGAAGTAAAAATATTGTTAAAACCTAATAAAACAGAATCATTCTTTATGTCGAATAAAAATTCATCAACCATAGCAATCTCTTCGCCAGTATAGGTGTTATAATACTTGGCGTCAGGAGAACGATTGAGTTGGTACATTTTGTTGTGATTATACTTCATTATGTTCTTTATTTGGTTAAATAAGTGTGGAAGAAGATGTGACTTTCCCACACCTCTGGGTCCTGAAAATAAAACTGGTATAGGGTCTGGACGAATTTTAGCTCCCATCAACATTTTTACCTCACTAATGCGAGATAAAAGAGTAGAATGCATAGAAACTAATAAACCAGATAAACCACGTACTGCAGCAGCATTAGTTCGGTTGGTTTTAGTAGTTTCCATGACTCTAGCTACTTCATCGGGAAGAGCTAATAAGCGTTCAGTTGCTCCATCGGTGGAACGGAGTTCTCGTAAAGGCATGGCTAAAAGTTTAGACATCTCCTTAACGAGATTCTTCATTTTCATGGAATCAGAACATTTAACTTCACCAAAAGCATTGGTGATAAGATCCATAATGCAAATATCGTTTCCAAAGAAAGCTTTAGAAACAGCTACAGAATTTGTTATATGCTTAGTAACGCTGCCTACAAAATCCCATTCTTGTTTGTTTGGGGAGTTCATAGCACATACGGCGCAAAGCATAGAACCTACCATAGCGACGGCTACAGTTCCAATTTTGATAAAAGGCATAATTTTGGAAGGAGCTTCAGCTTCGTCGATAAGTTCATCAACTGAAGGTTGTTGAACTTCATATTGAACATTTGCTTTAACAGGGACAATCCTATCTGTTTTGGGATCAAATTCAAATTCAAATGGATGGTTGGCACGGAAAGCGTCCCAATCCATAGAAGTATTAATAGTTTGTTCCGAATAATCTTCTTCATCATCCGAAGATGAAGAAGAAGAAGAAAGGGTAATTCTTTCTTTAATTTCAGGCTTAAGATATTTATCCCAAAAATCGGGAGTATGTTCTAAGGGGACTTCATTAAGGTGGTGTAAATTAGCACCAATAGCGGAAGAAAACTTATTAAGTAATTCTAAAACACTATCCTTAACTAATGTAGCAATCTTTTGTACAACTTCCCAAGGGGAAGGTATATTATGAGTTAAAGAGAAAATACTCCATATGATATTGACTAAATTTAATAAAGTGGCAGCAAGTGTGGCACCGGCTGCAACTTTAGCTAGTTTAGAATCAGCACATGATACCGAAACAATACTAGAAATTAAAGTTATGAAAGTAGTAATAAACTGGGTAATAACTAATGTTCTAACGGTTGCGGGCATAAGTTCCCAAATCTTAGAAGCTGATTCGGAAAAATTTAGTGCGGAGTCAATTAAACTAGAGAAGGGACCTTGTGGTCCATCTCCTATCAAAGCATTTGCTTTGACTGGGGTGACGTCATAAATTGGGACCATATAAAAATCATTTTGGGTGTCAGCATGTATTCTGGGGGGACCAGAATACAAGCGGGCAGGGACCGGGAAGATTTGGGGCTCTCGAAGAGAGCGAATATGATCGGTGACGGGCCGAGGAGATAGAACAGAACGTCCTATCAGATGTGTCTTATCTGTATATAATAGATGAGACAAATCTAATTTAGAAAATTTTAATTTGGGAAAAGGGGTCAATTTCTGGGTGAAAATCCTAATGGACTTTCGGGAAAGGGCAGGAAGAGACCAATCTTTGTTCCTCCAATGTGGAGGGAACTTAGCCTGAAGGGCTTTTCGTCGAATGTCGAGATCGACAAGAGTTTGAAGAGCTTTCTTAGAAAGCTCCATACGGGCGAGGAAATCCAATTGAGCCTTCTGCAAATTTTGCAGATGGCGGGCTTGGCGACGATGAGCTTGACGAGCTCGTCGTTCTAAAACGCGCGTAGAGGGGGTAGAAACGCGAGAGTAAGAGATTGAAACAATCTCTTTCGAAGCGTAGAGTTTGCCTTCAAGCGTGGCGCGG